CCGCTGCGTCCAGGCCGAAAGCCGTTCCCTTCACAGACGCGGACGCGTTCTGCATAATCACGGACACCGCGTCAGCGTCATTGCCCAAGCCTCGGAGCTTCGCCTGCGCCACATCAATAGCCTTCAGGCGGTTAAAACCCTTCGCAAACGCGGTACCAAAAACCGAGCCGATACTGATACCGCCGATAGCCTTCGCCACCAGCGGGGCAACGGAAGATGAGAAGATACGCCCGAACGCTGAGGATGCTTTAGTACCTGCCTGCGAACCTGCACGGTCGCCAGCATCACCAATCTCAGACACAATCTGTGCGCCCGCGCCCTTGGTCGAGGCGAGCACAGTCACGTATGCCTTCGCAAGCTCATACCCGCCAGCCATATCATCACTTCCTCTATCCGGTTATTTGATTGTTTCCTGCCCCACTACGACACCACCGCCGGCTCGCCGCTGCGCCAGCCAGTACTTCGCTTCGTCCAGGCTCATACTGCCCGAACCGACGCGCACACCAGCGCCCTGCACACCGGGGCGAGGCAGAGGCTTCGGCTTGTTCCGGCCTTTCTGCCCGTCTGCACTGCGCTGCCAGTTCGCCTCCACCAGCCGGTCAAACACCCCGGCCAGCAGCTGGGCTTCCAGCCCCCAACCTTGCGCGTAATGCCGCATGGTCGCCGAATCTGGCGGCAGGTTCACGACCATCGCCGCCACCAACTGTGCCCCATACTCCGCGGCAAGGGCGGCGTACGGGGCATGGTAGTAGCGGATGAGGTCAATCTCCACAAGCTCGCGGTTCTCCCGCAGGAGAGCCG